GGAGTATCCCGAGCACTGCTGGATGGGACTCTACAAGGAAATTCTAAATCTGTTGAGCTCGCCGCAAAGGCGTTTACAGAAGAAGTAAACTATGCACGGCGCTGTGTTGTACGTTGGATTAATAATGAGTACGAAGAAGTGGCCTTAGCAATGGGATTTGACAGATACCCCATCGTCCGCTTTGACGAAAACGCTCTCAAGGACGAGATAATGCTGATGAGTGTTGTTCAGGGTATGATAGATAGACGAATAATTTCCTATGAGACGGGTATCGAGAAGCTCGGCTTCGATTTCAGTACTGAGCTTGCTAATATGCTTCAAGAAGCGCCTCTAGTTCAGGCAGGTAAATTGGGAATCATCGGTTCTCCTTACAATCCAAAGGCACTCCCGGCAGAAACTCCACCAGTGGAGAAAGATACTACTCCGAGTGGTAAGCCGACTACAGTCACCCAGGAGGATCTTAATGATTTCCAGAAGAATATTACAGAGCAGATTCAAAAGATACAAAGAACCCCCACAGGTACCCCCAGTGAGGGGCGGCCCCGTGGGGCCCCGGCGAAGACTCCTAAGAAGTCTAAGCCAAAAAACAGTCCACGCAAGAAGCCTAGAAATAGGAACTCAAGAGGAGGAGGTTAGAAAACCATGAGCAAGGATAATGAAAAGCTAGAAAGCTTGACTGATGCTGCTTCCTTTATTAAAGAACTAAGGGAGTTTGCTGTCACCGTTGGGGAAGATTGTCCTGAAGGACATCGTAGAGATCCAGCCAGTGGTCGATGCTTGCCGATAGGCGGACAAGACCATACAGCATATACGAGAAGTCTAAATGACGACCAAGGCCCAGAGTGGCGAGGAGAGGTCGTTCGCGAAGACAATGATCAGATGTTGGCATCCGTTAATACAGAAACTGCTGTTGATGCAGACAATATGGACGAACCAGAAAGTTGTGCCGAAGGTACAACTTTTTCTTTTATTCAGAGACGTTGCGTTTCTGTTGAAGAATCAGAAGAAGAGAATGACGAAGCATACGCTGCCGAAGAAGCAGCTGCCCCCGGAAAGGGAGGACACCCAGAGGTAGTGCAGATGCAGCCAGAAGGAAGGCGTGACACAGTTAATCACGACTGCCCTTCAGATATGATGTTTGACTTTGTTTTGAGAGAGTGTATTCCTCTAAATAAGGATTCTAAAATGAAGGCATCTGCTTCTGAAGAGAAGGAAGTAGCTTTTGGGCGAGTAGCCCGTACCTCTCCTGATCCAGTAGACGGCCATACCCATATGGTAACCGTTGACATGGATGGGAATGGAATGACCTCAGTAGCCATCGGTGGTATTATGGATTCTTACCCACACAGCCACAAGGTGGAGAAATTTGTAGTTATGCAGCACACAATCGGGGAAGAGTCCGACTACGTTTCTCGACACCCCGGATTTGTAAATCCAATGGAGAGTGATGGGGATTCCTCAGATATTTTTGGAAACACTAAGTTCTCTTCCCTAGGCACAATTGAGGGAGTAAAGTTTGGTCTTCCTGCTAAACAGATGTTCCCTCTCAACTCTAAGGAAAAGGCAGAACAGGTCATTAATGCTTATGATCATCTTAAGAAGGACCTCAGCCCCGCTGAGCAAACTACTCTTCTACACAACCTGACTATTGCCGCTTCTAAGTATAACATCACAGATGCCTTTGCTAATCTTCCTACGGTTACCGCATCTGTCGAATGGATAAACCAAGTATTTAAGAGAGAATGGCAGAAGGCAATGGCTTCCTTAGAGGAAGAGAATAAGGAAGAGGCCGAGCCTCTAGAAACTAAGAATCGTAATGCACTTCCAGCAAGCTCCTTTGGAGTTCCTGGAAAGAGAAAGTTTCCTCTAGATTCCTGTAACCGAGTTAGAAATGCAATGGCTCGATTCAATCAGTCCAAGGGTCTCACACCTAGTGAAAAAGCAACTCTACGCAGAAAGATTCTTGCACGTGCCAAAGCATGTGATATTGAGGTGAGTGATTTTGCGAAGGCTACCACCGAGGCAGAATTTGCTCAGGTAGTTGTGGACCTACGAAGAGCACAGGCTGCTGAGATTAAGACTTCCCTCGATGTTCGTTACGCCGCTTCAGAAGAGGCAGATTACAGAGGACCTTGTCCTCCAGGAATGATTTGGGATGCCGTCCAGAAGAGATGTGGTGGAACTCAGGGATTTGTAGACTCTCTAAAGGCCGCCGACGGACACTCTGAGATCATCAAGAAGCAGCCTGAAGGTAGACGGGATACCGTTAACCATCAGTGCCCCTCAGGTCAGTTCTTTGACTATGTCATGAGGCGCTGCTTGTCACTTAACCCTTCTCAGAAAGATGCAACCACTACAGAGCAGGCGGAGCACAATAAAGATCTAGCTCCTAATCCTAAAGGAAGGCCCGCAAAGCTTCCTCAAGATTGCGGCGCTGGAGAGATTTGGGATAAGAAGCTAGAGCGTTGCATTCCTTTGGATTCTAGCAAAAAGACTAAGTCTGAAGAAGAAGACGCTGCCCTTCCTGACTTCCTTAAGAAGATTCTGGATAAGAAGAAGGGTAAGAATGGCGACGATAAGGATAAGAAGAAGAAAAAGGGCAAGAATGGAAAGAAGGGAGGATTTCCCGATTTCCTAAAGAAGAAGAGTAAGTCTGAAGAAGAGGATGGCGCAGCCCATCCTACTACGACTCCCAATGGTCCTGGCAACAAGGGCGGCCCCGGCTGTCCCGAAGGCCAGTTTATGAACCCAGTAACAAAGAAGTGCATGCCCCGTAAGGGAGCTTTTAAGGGTAAGAGCGATCAGGAAGACGCAGATGCCAAGCCGCAGAATAGAGAAGGCCTAACGCCTGCACCTGCTGGAAAGGTACAGCACCAGTCTGATTGCCCACCCAACACTGCTTGGGATGCCAAGATGAAAATCTGTCGCCCAATAGATTCCAGGAACAAGGATCGTCCTTCCGGTGCGAGCCCCCAGTCTCCACGGTCAACAGCCGATCGGGAAGAGGAGCTGACACCTTCACGTCTCATCCAAGAGTTAGACAGAATTATAGACGAGCAGGGTGAGGGTAAGGAAAAGTCCAGAGTAGCTGCTAAGGACCTTCCTAACGCAGCATTTCCACCGTCCGTAATAAGCGCCACTAAGAGAGCCCTTATGCACCACACGCTCGGTGTAGAGGATCCTTATGATACCGCTTCTGTAGATGTTGGAAGATTAAGAAACGCCCTAGCGCGTGCTAGCAGAGTAGAAGGTTTCTCTGAGAAGGCCATAGAGGATGCTGTAGAGCATCTTTTATACCACGCACGTGAGATTGTAAAGGCAGCCGACGAAAAAAAAGAGTAGAGAATCGGGGATCGAATAGGTCTCGCTGGTCAGCTTTACGAAGGTGGGATAAAGAGCGTCAGAAAGAGAAGGAAGAAGACGAAGAGAAAGAGGACGCCCAGGCCAAAATAGGAAGACCCAGAAAGGAGAGAATTCCTCCTTTCCTTCAGGAACCAAGAGAGCATAAGGGAAAACCTATAACCAACGCCGAAGACAACCACCCCCTTTGCCGCCCCGAGGAAAAGTTTGATCCAAAATCTGGATCATGTATACCCAGAGAAGAGGGACCGATAGGCACTCTGGAATGCCCGCCTGGTTTTGTTCTTGATGAGAGTACGGGTTTCTGTCATCCAGAGAATTCATTTTCCCAGGCATCTATAGAATCAGCCGCTCCTTTCAGACCCGATGCCAAGATGGAGAGGTGTATTCTTAGTGTTAAGTCACAGCTACGAAAGAACCGTAGCGGGATGGATTCTCAATCCATGAAAAGCACAGCGATAGCAATTTGTAGATCTAGACTAAAGAAGTAAAGGAGGGCAGACGTCTAATGTGGGAATTCCTAACAGCCATCCTTCAAACACATGGACTTATCGCACTAATAGAAGCTGTCCAATGTGTTCTAATAGTCTACCTTTTTAAACAGATTAAAGATAAAGACAAGCAACTTATATCTCAGTCTGAAAAAAGGCTTGAAGACGTCGTAGATCAAAGAGAGAAGTATCAAGAACTAGCTAGTGATATAGAAAAATCTATGGACCTTCTAATTAAAGTTTTGAAAAAGAATGGAAACTAGGAGGTAGCAACCCCAATGCAGGAAAAATTGTCCGAAATAGAAAAGAAGATTGAAACTGAAAAGAGGAAGGCACACATAACCCAATGTACTACCAGAAGGAGTTTGGCGAACCTGTGTGAGTTCTTAGAAACGTACGATTTAAATGCGGAAAATGAAACTAAACAAGAAGAGCAGGAAATGGCAGTAGCCGTAGACCCTGTCTTGACTGGGAGGAAATAATGACTGTTGAACAGGAAAATAAGATTACTCTATATGCTTCTATCGAAATAGATGAAGGCATAAGCCAGCAGGCGAAAGAGAAAGGCGCTGTCCTGGCATTCCCGGACGAGAAACAAAACGATCTTCAGTATATTAGATCCATTCTAGTTTCCGCGGGTACTAATAAGAACGGGGCGCATTTCATGCCTTCCGAGATGCTCAATGCTCATAATACCGTTGTGAACAAAGCAATAGATATAGAGCATGAGGAAGAAAAGGTTATCGGACATATTTACGAGTGTGCCTTTCTGTACAAAGATGGGGAACAATTTGATCCTTCACAGGTCCTGGCAGAAGCCGCGGAAAGTGGAAAGGATCTAGATGCTCTAGACATCGATATTGTAGTAGCTGGTGTAATTCACAAGATGCGATTTCCTGAGTTAGCAGATGAGATCTCTGATGGAGATTGGAAGGTTAGCATGGAGTGTTACTTTAAGGATTTTGATATCAAGATTGGGGATACCATCATCACTCGCCAGGAGGCACAGATGTTAGGGTATGATCCCAATGAACTAATTGGTAACTTTGTAAAGATTACTGCCAATAACAAGGAATTGGGTGTTCACTCCGCTGCCCGAGTTCTTAGGGGAATTACTTTTAGCGGAATGGGAATCGTAAAGAACCCTGCCAATCCTCACTCTATCATCCTTGAGACAGCAGACGTCAAGGAGAAGAAGGAGAAGAACACAGTAGTGATTGACCTACAACAAATAGAAGAATTGAGAAATAAGGAAGTTGCAGAGGAAGATACGGAGTCTCTGAACGCCGTTAACACCGTTAAGGCCGAAGCCTCTGGAGAACAGTTTTACATTGAGGTAGACGAAGAGACAGGTGGAATTAAGAGAATTCTTTCCACCAACGACTCTGAATTTGCCGCAAGGTGGAGTGGAAATGGTATCGGAGGTGCCGGAAGTATGACTTCTTGGCCCGACGAGGTATGTAAGAGTTTCAAGAAGAGAGTAACTCGGTATAACGCCCTTGATCAGTCTGAAGGCCAGGTTCTTCATGAGCACTGGTGTGCTTTGTTTGAGGAGCCCTGCCCTGTAATTGGCGCAAGCGCCAAGGCTCCAGAGTGTTTGAGGAATGTTAGGAATAGAACGGTCAGGGATGAGGAAGACAATACTCTTACCAAGACGATAAGAGAGCATGTCAACGACGCCCCAGGTAATACATTCACTACTGTTCTGCAGCGCCCAGTTCTGTCTAAGGACGTTGCTAACCAAGATGTTAAAGTGCAGAACGAGAGAATTATTTCTCAAGCTCGTAAATTGCGTGCATCTCTCCGAGACTACGTCTCCGCTGAAAAAAAAACTTCCAAATAATTAGTACCCCAATTGAGGCCGCGTCCGTTATTGACAAGGACGGAGTCCGCCGTTTTAAGCATAAGGTGGAAGCGTTTAAAATGGCGCAAGTTAAAAACCCCGGAATTGAAAGGGAAAAGGTGACAGGGTTTGTCTTACTTCGAGGGCCTGTCCCAGAATTGATCGAGGCTGGTTTCGACCGTGAGGCCGCAATCGATAAGGCAGTTAGAATTTTAGAGGAGCAAGACACAGTCGTTATAGTGTCTAAGCTCCAATCCAAATTTGGTGACACTTTTGTAACAAAAGATCAGCTGATTTTTACAAGAAGAACAGAAAAGGAGGACATCTAACATGGCAAAGCCAGATCTACAGCCATTATATGTCAAGCCAGACGACGGTGTTACTCGCCGACTTGACGGAAAGTTAGGCCTCGCGCCCGCTTTCAATAATCTCGTAGACGCTGCCAATGATTCCGCTGCCGCTACGGCAGGTGTACCTATTGGTGGTTTATACCACACATCAGGCGACGTACAGGTTCGCCTAACCTAATTAACGTTTTCACTACGTTTTAGTGAAGGAAACGGATACGGAGTAGATGAAAGGAAGTGTGACACAAAGAGCACACCGTCCATGGTGTCGGGGGACATACATCGGACAAACTTCAACCAAAAGGAGGAAGAAAAGCTATGAACCAGATCCTTAAGTCCATGAGTCAGGAAGATTTCGATGCTGCGGTTCAAGCTCGCGTAGAGGCCGCCCTTTCTTCCAGAGAAGACGCCGAGGCACGTGCCGAGGCTGAGGAGGCCCTCAGAGAAGCGAAAGGTACCTTCGAAACGCTAAAAACATCCCTAGAGGCAAAGGATGCTAAAATTGAAGAATACGAAGATGCTCTAGCAAATCTCGATGTTTCCGCGCCCACAGAGGCTGAGGTAGCTGCCAACGAGAAGCTCGTTGAATTAGAGGCTGCCCTAGAGGAAGCAACAAATCGTGCACTAGTAGCGCAAGCTGCTTTAGATACAATCGCACGAGAAGAGACTGCAGCAAGCCGAATGGCAGAACTTGATGAAGCTGGCGTAACCCTTGATGAAGAGAGTGCTGTAGCCCAGTACGCTAAGATTCGAGACATGTCAGATGAAGAGTTCCAGTCCTACAAGAGTGAATTATCTGCTCTTAAGGCTAAGTTTGATGTCGCCGGTTCAGAAGAGTCGGAAGAGGACAAGAATTTAGATTTGGCAAATCTTGACGAGAATGAAGTCAAGGAGATAGCTGAAAGACTAGGATGTGACGCCGCTGATTCCAAGTGCGTTGAACTCGTCCAGCAAGTTGTAGCTAAGGTAGCGGAAGTTTCCGCCAACCGAACTACTTCTTCCTCGGAAGATACCGATGCAAGTGAAGAGAAGACTGAGACGGAGGAAACTGCGTCTGAGGAGACTCCTCAGAAGGAAGTGGCATCAACACTTACCCCAGGCGAAGCTATCGCCAAGGCTCTCGACCAAGAGTTGAGACCAAATCTTACGATGAAAGCAGAACTGACCCAAGCATGGGAGAATATCTACGCTAAAAAGCTAGATTCCAAAAACTCTGAATAAGGAGGAACAAACACATGGTATTCATACCGCGTGACCCAGTTGTCCAGAATCAGTTTCTAACACATGATTCTACTTGGGACAGCACAGCAACCGCTGGTGCCGTAGTGTCACTAACCGGCGACGAACTTGTCGCCCCGGTAAGTGGAACCGGCGATTTTCCTTACGGGTTCCTCATGCAGAACGTTAAGGCAGAGTCTTCTGCCCACCCAACGGGTTTCCGTCTCCCAGGTGATCTTGGAAGTTCGGATGCGTTCACTGGCGATCCCGTAGGTGTCGCACACTTAGGTCTTTACGACACCACGAACTACGATACTTCTGTTACTTAGACCGCAGGAGATTTACTGGGTGTAGATTCTAGTGCAGCAGTAACCCCAAATGATGGTGGTAACGCGCTTGATTTCAGTGCCAAGAATGACCTCGATGATGAGGTTGCCAACATTGTTGCTGTCGCTCAGAACTCACTCGACTCGACCGCAGTTGCGGCTGGTCAAAATCTAAGGATTAAGCTTCTAATATAAAACCCCAAGGAGGATATCCAAAATGGATAGACAAAAGCTCGCTGAACTTTTCAAAGCAACAGCTGCTATTGACACTCCCGAGGGTGTCGAGGCTTATAAGGCTTTTGCTCAGGCACTAACTGTGCCTATTCTACAGGAGATTAGAGATGCATCTATTATGCGACAGCTATTTGCTGTTGAGCGGCTCGCTCCTGGCGCCCAGGCTGTTTACCCAGTCTCGGACGATTTCGAGATCCCAGTATTCGTACTGCCAGGTCTTGGATACATCGCTCAGAACTTCATCGAAGGCGTAGGTGAGGAAGTCTTCGTACCTACCTTCTCCATTAGCGTTTCTGCTGATTGGAAGGTAACGTATGCACGAGATTCCCGAATCGACATTCCCGAGAGGGCTGCTCGAAACGCTGCTCGCGCTATTGCGGACTATGAGGAAGAGTCTGGTTGGAGAGTTATTACTCCAGGTGCTACCACAGCATTTTCCGGACAAGGACTCCTAGGCCCCCGCGGAGCTCCTATTTACCAGGTACCTACCGGTACTACCGGTGAGAACTTCCTTTCCAAGGAACTTCTTAACCTAATGCTAGTAGGCTTCAAGCGAACACGAAGATCTCTAACGGATCTTTACATTTCGCCTGAGGATGCTGCAGACATTCGTGAGTGGACTGACACCCAGATTGATCCAGTAACCCGCCGAGAGATATTCTCGGCCGCCGGACTTGGTCGAATTTGGAACATCAATCTTCACGAGGTATACCAGCTTGGTGCTACTGGTCGATTTAACATTAATCAGAATGGTGCTACATTCGGTATTTTCCAGATTGACGGTGCTGGCGATTTCAATGACTATACGCCAACCAACGTTAACGAAGTTGACGCCAACGGTGCCGTAACTACGGCAGGTGAGACTCAGGTCTACGGATTTGATCTTTCCGTTAATGATTCTCTAGTAATGCCAGTTAGAAAGGAATTTGAGGCCCACGATGATCCAACCCTACTCCGACAGCAGAAGCAAGGCTTCTTCGGTTGGGAGGAAGTTGGTTTCGCACTACTCGATTCTAGAATGACTGCTATTGGAGTTATCGATCGATCGTAATCACTGATTACATCCTACTGGAGGGGAGTGTTATCTTCCCTCCTTTAGGAACAAGAATAATGGGGGAATATACAGTTGCCGATAGGGTCTTGCAACTAGCCCCTGTCGGTTTTTTTGTATCAACACAAGAGATTCTAGCCAGGCCTTGGTTTGTCCTAGGTAAAACATGGTCTCCCCGCCCTGTTACCAAGGTCTGGCACTAGGAGGAAACAATGGTAGATCCACTATATAGAGAAGGCAGAAAGTTTGCACACCTTACGGCTGGAACTAATATTCTGAGAGCCACCGGAGAATCAGCATGGTTACATAAAATTATAGTTAACACGGGCGCCGGCGACTCGATTACGGTTTACAATAACGGAGCCGCCTCTGGAGAGGTAGTGGCCGTCATAACAATGGCCTCTAGTTCGGACAAAGTTGTGCTCGATTACGATGTTCGTCTGGATAATGGGCTTACTGTGCTTCTTGGCGATACTATGGATGTTACCGTTATTTACGAATAGGAGTTTTCATGTCATTTGTTGTTATTGCTACCTATGTTTTAAAATTTATATTTGCTGTTCTACTAACAGAGTTACTGACGGAACTTGTTATAAAGTCAGAGATCTCTAAGCCCGTTAGAGACTTCATTAAGTCTAGGGGAAGTTGGTTGAAGACACTCTTCAGCTGCGGGTATTGTTTTTCAGTTTGGGCGGCATTTGGGGTTGCGTTTTCGTTTGGTTTGGCTTATGATTTAACTGGATTCTATTGGGCAGACCTTACCCTCACTTCACTTGTAATCCACCGCCTTTCCAACTATCTTCACAACTTCAACGATAAATACCTAGACAAATATTACGACATGAGATATGTCAACTCGGGCTCTTCGCCCGAGGAAGAGGATTAGGAGGCTTATATTATGAAAGGTTTTGTTAAAAATGGGGGAAATAGGCCCGTCTTTATTTTACAGAGATCTATTAACCCTGGAATTTCTATCAGTTTAGAGGATGCCTACCTTGTTGTAGGAAAGAAGAGTGGAAAGAAACAAGGAGTTTCTTTTGCAACCTGGCTTCGCCAGGGTATATTCCAAGATTCTATCTGGGAGTTTTATAAGGAAGAAGGAGAGGCCTTCTTTGAAGAGGAGCCTGTAAGAGAGGTTTCTCGGACTGCCCCCGGGGCCGGCGCTGGTAAGACTATGGTCCGAAAGGACGACGACAATACTAAAAAAGGAATCACGGCGCAGGAGATTATAGATAGCGACCTTGTTATCGCTAAGCAGCTTATTGATAAGTGTAAAGATAAATCCGTATTAAAGAGAGCACTTGCTGCCACCAAGCATTACTCCGGAAAGGAAGGTCATATGAGGTATCTACTTAAGAGAGTAGAACAAGTCTATTTCTAAAAGGAGGGCATCTGAGTAAATGTCAGTTCTCAAACCAACAATAACCTCTGTCTTGCAGGGAAACGTAACGATAGCAGTAACTGATCCCGCGGCAGTGGGGGCCATCTTTGATGAATTGTTGGTTTATAAGGCACCCTCTGTTAACGGCCCCTTTGTTGTATTCGATACAATAACCCTAACGGGGGTTATTTCGTATACGTCTTGTGATTTAACAGGAACACCGGCGACCTACTATAAAGTACAATATAGTAATAGTATATCAATGGTCACAAGTGTATTTTCAGACCCCGCTCAGGGCACAGGTAATTTCTCCGAATATTCAGTGCCAGAATCTACTGCGACCTATCCACCGGAGGTAGCTCTTTCTACTCAAGATAGAGAGATCGTTGAGTCTATTAGAGTAACTGTAGGAGATTTTGGTCTTATTGAAAGAGATTTTTATGATGCATCTGATGCCAACTCTCAGTACGCATGTGCTGCTCAGATTTCTTCGGACAAGTGTACTTGGGAACTGATAGAGTTCAAGGGTTGGCCCCAGAGGGTAAGGTTAGATGGGGAGGATAAGACAAGTCTCCAAGATCCCCAAGTGTTAGGGTATCGCTATCTAACCTTCAGTGGCGGAGATTCCTGCATTACAGGAACTTTAGATATATTCTACAACAGCTTTAGGTTCTCTGACAGAGAGATACTTTTAGCTTATGATAGAGCCAATAACCTACTGGTCTCCTGTGGATTAGATGAAACTCAGATCACTACTGCGATGCTGATTATGCAGGCAGCTATTCTTCTATTAGAAGGAGAGTTAAGAGAGGCGCAGCAGAAGTCTGTAATGATTAGAGATGGGGATACTACTTATGATAATAGTAGAACCATCATGGCAAGAACTGAAGATCTTAATGATCTAAAGCAGAAGATACGGGAACTAGTTGAGTGTGCCAGGTTTAGTGCCTCCTATGCTCTGACCGGCTGTAGGATAGACTAATGCCTAGAAGACTAGTGACTACGAGAGTAAAGAATGAGTTTAAGAAGTTTACTCAGCAGCTGGTGCGAGACCTCTCTCAGAACCTGACCATAGTTCAGGAAAGCCCTATGTTTGTGGACTGTCCCAATTGTGTTTGGGATTCTATCAACAAGAAGTCTTCTAACATATTTCAGTCTTCATTTACTACTCCGATCATTATCTTTTCCTCTACGGACCAACAGGAGACTATTAGTCCTATTTCCTTTACGGGCGGAAGATGCCCTGTATGTATTGGAGAAGGGCAGCTCTTTACCTCCAAGCAAATTTGCATTTCCGCAATGGTAAACTTCCTTAGCCCCACCGACGACCGCGGCGGCGGATTCGTACAGATGGCGGCGGGTAAGGAAGGCAAGAATACTCTATTGATTAAAACACTGGCTTGTCACTACGAGCTAATACTTAATAACGAAATATTTATGGTTCATAATGGGATAAAAGTTGAGAAGTTTTCTGCCCCGATAGTAAGAGGTTTAGGAGGAGTAGAGGCTATTGCAGAGTGCTACATGCAGACTGTTGAAATTGGTCAGAGAACTAGTGATAAGTTTAGAACTAGCACAGATCCTAGAGATGATCCTAGAAGAAATATAAAGGGGCCCACAGACTTGCCTATTCTAAGAGGAGATAGGACGGGTAGACGCAGTTAATGGCTAAGGATATAACAGTAAAGTTAGAACTATCAAAAGAACAAGGGGCTCAGGTGGAGAGAATTCTTAAGGCCAAGCTAAAGTTATTAGAAGATAATATAGAGGCCATTGTTAAGAAAGAAGTTATTCCCCATCTTATAGATTTAGTTATGGATAACTATGATAAATTGAGTGAGAGAATGGATATGCTATCCGCTGACGATCCTACAAACCCAGCCAATTGGAGAGGGGTGTTCAAAGCTAAGTTAGAACAAGAAGCAACTGATACTTTTATTTTCGATAGAGCCAGTGGTATAATAAAGGTAAATTTAGGAGAAAAATCTTTTCTAGGATACAGTGGAGAAGATACTGATAGTGACACCCCTTTAGTGTGGATGGTTTATTATATAGAAGGGTTAACTGGAAGTTATGCGTGGATAACCAAAGATATGTGGCAAGAAGTATTTCCAGACGGTCAGTGGGACGAAGCGTGGGGTAGATTTAAGAACGCGCCCGGTTTTATGATGAGTGGTGGAGATTTCTTTAAGCGTACAAACAGGGCTGGCAAGCCTAATCTATTTAGGGACAAGTTAAAATGGACCGAGATCAGGCACCCCTTCTCTGCTTTCTCGCCTCTGGATATATTTACAGAGGCCTTGAATGAGCTTAACATTAGGCCTTTCATAAGCAAGGCAGTAAAAGCAGCCCTAGCGGGGAAGAAACTATGACAGCAACTTTAGCAAAGCTAGAGGATATGAGTTTACAACACTGGTTGAAAGAAGTTATTCTTCCAATAAAGTGGACTGAACGTGTAGTCAATAATCCTCTAACCTACAGCCCAGAAAGAGAGCGCTTCGAGGCGGACATTACTTGGTTTCCTAACTTTATGCAAGACGGGCGCGGCTGGGTCTATTTTGAGGCTGTGACTTCTGGAACATGTATTCCCAACTCCCCTCCAACTGCGGAACAGACCACTCAGGTAGAGGTTAGAAACGCCGGTGGGGGAGTAATTGACCCTTCCAACTATACCGTAAATTATAAGGATGGTGCCATCATTGCTTCTGGAGGGACTACTACCCCCGACGGGGTTCCCACCGAAGTAGACTACTCCCAGTATTATGTCTCTCTTTTAGACGCCTGGCCCGGAGTGGATCCCCCAGACGCCCCCATCATTGCTGTAGAGATGGGTAAATACAGGAAGCAGGGCAGGCAATTAGGTGGAGGACGAAAAGCTATTCGAAACTTCACCATTCATATTTTTGCTACGTCCTCTTCTGAAAGAGATGATCTTACAGAGTGGATTTATGATTCTTTCTTTCAGAGGCACATTCCTGTAGTAGATTATAGGGACGGTGAGCCCTTGAATTATGACGGTACTTTCAATTCCAGTTATACTGGAGACCTGCTTACATTAGATAATAATGACGATGCTCTGTTCTATTTTGATGATATAAGAGCCGAGCCGATTAACATTAACTTCGGCGAGATGGATGACATCAATAGATTCAGATCCAAGATTACCTTAACCGCCTTCTCATATAGGGATGGAATAGATTTTAATGCTCTTTAGTACTTGTAGGGCGCAGAAGCGCCCAGGTATGGTACAGGCCTATCCTTCAAAGTTATGCCTCACTTTGGCGGCAGTTGTATAGTTTTCCCCCAAGCTATATAAACTAAAAAAATCACATAAGGAGGAAGACCTGATATGGCAAGACGTAACCGAATCATCTATCCAAGCAACTCGGTTTGGGCAAACGGTAATGTTCTTTATCGTGTCATGACGTTTGGTTCTACCACTACGTTTAACACTGAAGACATATTTGAGCTTGGTCAGCTTAAAGTCATCGACGTTGTTGATGATGCACCGACCGTAGCCGTGACCATTGAAACTGATGAGTTTGGTTCTCTCTCCAATTTGTATCACCTATCAAACCTTGAGTTTGATAACGTTGTTATACATAATGCGACTTCTGTCAGCGGTCACTTGACTGTTGTTAGTGGTCTCGGAGATGCTGCAACCAACATCGCCTTCTATCACGGTGTAACCCTTACTGACTTTGGTCTTTCCGGATGTGAGACGGGTTCTAGCGTTGAGATTTGGGCTCCGATTCAGAATGAGTGCTCCCTAGGTACAGATAATGATGAAATTGATCAGACTATGTACCTACCCCGCGTGTTCATCAACTCTCTAGAGTGGACCTACACTTCGGGTGCCAATGCTGCTGAGAATTATGGCGGTGAGACAGATGCTAAGTTCTGGTTCGTTAATGATGGTCGATTTATTTCTAATGAAGAGTTCGTATACACAGCTGCAGCAGATTTAACTACTCCCGATTCAAATGATGGTGTAACTGGAGGTACCGGTTTCCACATCGGCACTGCCAATTCATCTGTATTCATTGGTTTGGATGAAGGAGCTACTACTGCGCAGCTCGTATCTACCCGTACTACGGGTCAGCTTGCATTCCTAAGGTTCGATTCCCTAGGTGCTGCAGCCGTCCGATACTATAACCAGTCCACTAAGACCTCTCTTGAGATCGCAGTGGAAGCTGGGACCTCTGCTATTGCTGGTACGTACGTATATGACAAGGATACCAACGAGCTATTCGAACCGACCGACCTGACCACGAATGCTGACTTTGGCATTACTGAAGGCAAACAAGCAGGAGATATCCTATTCGTTACATATGCTGCGAATGCATTTGCTACCACGTTCGCTAATCTATCTGGTGCTGCGCAAGCAACACGGGGTGGTGACGCTGGCCAAATGGCTACCCGACGTGACGCAGAATACTTCGCACCTATTGAGGTAGATTCCGCTGCTAAGCCAGAGGATGTCGGTGCTGTTCGACAGGGACAGATCGAAATATATCTCATTGATAAGGATGTTCTGAGTCCAGGCGCAGATCGAGATGACCAGCTTGCTCTTAGATTGACCTCAGTGACCATCACTGCAGATCTAACCCGAGAGCCACTGTTTGAACTCTCGCACCTGAGACCTTATGACCGATCGCTTACTTTCCCAATTCCGTTCACAGTAACGGTAGAGACCACCGCTACAGATTTAACTGAGTATGCAACCTTTGCTTCCAAGAGAGCAGGGTTTGTAGCCGGTACTACTGACGATATTTCCATCTTCGACTTTATGACCGCGAACCAAAGATTGGACCTAATTGTTCAAATCTATCAGCAGACCGATGAGGAAGCTGGTGGAGTTGGCGCCCAGCGTCGAGTTCTGGTACGTGAGATGGTTGGCGATGAATATTATCAGAGAGGACAACAGTTTAACTATTATGATGGCGCAGGAGACGACCCTGATGGGGATCCTGTTCCTAATAATGCAACTGAAATCCCCGCAGTCCCAACTAAGGCAAATACTCACCGCGAGCGCCCTCTAAAGACAATCATTGCTAAGGACCTCAGAATTACAGACGAGGCCTTCAATTTGACTTTGGGTGAGAACGCGTCTCAGACTTACGGATTCCGAGGAACTAATAGAATCTTTGCGGTTCTTGGAGAAGTCGATATCGCCGACATGATCGCCGATCCCGGTTTCCAGGTTAACCCTGACGCTCCTCGTATTTCCTAAAGTTTGACATCTTATTAAATCCTGCTGTCACTTAGGTGGCAGTAGGAACAAGTTGCTGCCCAGGAGGCAGCAGAGATTAAGGAAAGGAGTAGACTAGATTATGTTCAAGGACGAAAAACTAGAAAGATCTAAAGATAGATTGAAGAGAGATTTAGAAAAGGAAATTACTAAACTATTCGATCAGATTTTAGACATTTCTGAAGTCGCAATTGGTGACCCTCAGCGCTACAAGCCCTTTAGAGCCAAGGTTTTAAGAGCAGGGAATGATGCGATAAGAGAGGCTAAGAAACTACTAGACAGAAATTATATTGTTGAATTTATTCCTTCTAGAGAGGACATTATTGAAGTTCAAACGCCTCCCATTTTGACTATAAGAAAGCAGAATTAGGGTTAAGGAAAAGGAGAAAATACAATGGCCACACCTGAAGAAGATGTACGAGAAATTCTAGATACTCGTAGAGAATTTACTACGGAAGTAGATGGAGTAGAACAATCTTACTTTATTGCTAACCCTTCGGGGGAGGATATTCGTAAGGCAGATTGGCAATATTCCAAGATATATAACCGGGCTATTCTGGACGACCTGCTAACACAGTCTCAGATGATAGATCTGCTCAAGAAGCAGGGGGTTATTAGTCAGACCTATGCTAATGATATAGAAGAGACTCGTGCTCAATTAGCGGCAGAAATATATAAGCTTGAGAATCTACCAGAAGGTACCGAGGATTCATTCCGTGAGGATACCGCCCTTTCTGTGGCAGCCACACGCGATGAGCTTTTCCGCTTGAATCAGAGAGTAAACGGCCCTATGGGAAACACCTGTGAGAATATAGCGGAAGATGCTAGAGTAGAATTCTTGACTAGTAGAATAGTACAGAATAAGGATGGTTCTAATTTTTGGGAAGATTTTGATGCCTATCGAAACGAAGACAACACCGCCCTCGCCGTAAAGGCACGCTTTGAAGTTATGCTTTGGATGCAGGGATTAAACAGTGATTTCTTAGAGAACACCCCTGAGCAACAGACTCTACGAGAAGTTAACCAAAAGAGAGTAGAGATAGCTTTGGAAAGTTTGAAAGAAGAAAGAGAATCTGCCGAAGAGCAAGAGCTTCCTGAAGAAACAGAGGCAGAAGTTTTAGAGTTGCCTGAGGTAACTGAGGAAGGCCCCGTTGAGGAGGTTACTGTAGAGGCAGAAGAAGCCCCTGTAGCTGAAAAGACCAAGACTAAGAGAAAGGGACGCCCTAAGGGAAGTAAGAACAAGAAAAAGACAGCCCCAAAACCTACTGAGGAAAGTTAATAGTGGAAGATCTCTCTTTCCAAGAAGTGGAAGAGATTTTAGAAGGGATACTCAACAATCACAGTATAGTAGAAATAGAAACAGATAAAGGTTTCGAGTTTATTCTTTTTAGATGCCCAACCTCTGAAGAAGTTCTACAAAGCCGTTGCGTAAGAATCTCTGAATTAAGAGAGGCCAAAGAAGAAGGCCTTCCTTCCATGGAAGATATAGATAGTCTACTAGAATCTAAAAGCTTAGTTCCTGAGCAAGACGACAATAAACTTTCTGATCTTCAAGATAAAATGGAAGCCCAAAAGAAAATACTACAGCTAACTAAGATAGCCGGTAGAAGGGCTCCTATTCAAGAGGTTATTCGTAAACTAGAAGTTGACATTGATGAGTTGAGGGCTAAAGGTGAGGCTTATTATTACCTATCACAAGAGAGAAAAGCGGACGAAGGCGCTCTTTTGTATCTAACATGGGCAGGGTCTCATTCTACAACTGGAGAAAAGTATTGGAAGACCTTCGAAGACTTTCAGAAAGAAACAAACCTTTCTGTTAGAGATGCCATAAGAATCGAGTTCATTGGTTTTAACAGAGGGCTGCCTAGTTCTACTATAAGATTTCTTTCTAGACATAATTTATGGAGAGTTAGGTATGTGGCGGCATTGAAAACCGGGGGTTCTTTGTTTTGTAGGGACCTAAGTGACTTGACCCCGGACCAATTGGGGCTGCTGTACTGGAGTAATTACTATCAGTCTATTTATGAGATGATGCCAGATGAGCGCC